AAAGGTGTTGCAGGCGCCGATAAGGTTGGTAGCATTAGTAAAAAGTTCGATGTTTACGTCGATCCTTACTTCCCGCGCAACCTCTTGTTGGTTGGCCGTAAGGGCAATAGCTTCCTTGAAAGTGGCTATGTGTATGCTCCTTATGTGCCGTTGCAAGTTACTCCCACAATCTTCGGTATTGAAGACTTCGTGCCCCGTAAGGGTGTCATGACTCGATATGCCAAGAAGATGGTACGTCCCGATATGTACGGCTTAGTCGTCGTTCGTGGACTCCTTGGTGAGACTGGCGCGTAAGCCATAAGATAGATTTTTAATCTACCATGAGCCCCCACCCCTGAAAAGGTGGGGGCTTTTTTATTCTCAAAAGGCTCTATTGTGTAAAATTTACGCGGCCAATTTTTTGAGATTTTGGGTATTAGAAACTATTTATTAGAAAGGAGACTCATCATGGGCAAAAAATGGAAAAAACTTTGGTTAACTAGAAAGGTAGAGAAAGCGGCTCAAGAGATCGTAGAAATTGTAGAAGAAGCTGTAAAAACCACTAAAAAGAGCACCAAAAAGAAAAAACGGTGGCCATGGGGAAAGAAGAAAGAAGATTAATCCACCCCTTCCCCGAAGCTTTTTCTAATCTCCCAAACTATTTATAGAGAGGAGAACTAATGAATGGCACTACCCCCCTTAAATCCAGTATCACAAACAAGCGCGGTGGTGCTCCCATCGGGGAGCGTTGCCAGCGGCGTAGAGAACAACACCACACTACCTTTTCAGCTGTATTCTGATTCTAGTACTCCTTCGACTTTATTCTCTCAGTACTTTTGCTCCGGCGCCGCAGAACAAGTTGCCTACACTTACAAAAAGCTTGGCGGAGATGTCCTTGACATTGAATTGACGAGCGGAAGCGTTTTTTCAGCGTATGAGGAGGCCACTTTAGAGTATTCTTATCTTCTCAATATACATCAGGCTAAAAATACATTATCAGACCTGTTAGGGGCCGCTACGGGCACATTTGACCAAGACGGGCAGATTCTCAGCGGCACTGATTTATACAATCAAAATATTAATCTCAAGTACCCGCGCTTTGAGTTCGCATATGCGCGCAGAGTGGGTCAGGGTGTATCTACTGAAATTGGCTTTGGCGGAGAGGTAACAATCCATTCTGCTTCTTTTACTAGCGTAACCGGGCAACAAGATTACGATTTACAGCAAATTGTCTCTTCTTCGGCAGCCACTGACACGGCGTCGTCCTTTTACGGCCAAGTAGGAGGTAAGAGAATTAACATAACAAAAGTATACTATAAGAGCCCCCAAGCAATGTGGCGCTTTTACGGGTATTACGGTGGCTTAAATACGGTTGGTGATTTATCCAGCTATGGGCAGTGGACAGATGATTCAACTTTCCAGATTATACCGGTTTGGCAAAACAAAGCGCAAGCCATGGCCTTTGAAGACGCCATTTATACTAGAAATTCACAATATTCTTACGAAATCAAAAATAACCGCCTACGACTATTTCCCAATACAGTTATTACGAGTCCTAAGAAATTTTGGATAGATTTCTTTGTGGACCCGGAGCCGTGGGATGCGGGCGATACTGCGGGGCGCGGCGGAGGCACCGTTACGGACGGTATCAACAATATGAACACACTCCCCTTTGAAAACCTCCCGTATAATAACATTAATGCGATTGGTAAGCAATGGATTAGAAGATTTGCCCTAGCTCTTTCCAAGGAGACGCTCGGGACAATTAGAAGTAAATTTAGTACGATACCTATCCCTGGCGATTCTGTCACGCTCGACGGTAAAGACTTAGTAACGCAGGCCCAGACGGAGCAAAAAGATTTGCGCGAAGAACTAAAAACCGTCTTAAACGACCTAACCTATGGGAAGCTCATGGAAGATGACGCTAAACTTATGGAGTCTGTGAACACTCTTGAAAAACACATTCCATTAAAGGTGTATGTGGGGTAACATGAAATGCCCCTAGACAAAAACAAATGGTCCCAACCCGCTTCTCCGCCCCCTCCGCTCTTTTTGGGGAAAAAGGAGCGAGACCTTGTAAAACAGGTAAATGATGAGTTAATTGAGCGCGTCATCGGCCAAGAGATAATTTATTATCCCATCAGCGTTGATAACACTAATTTTCATCCTTTATACGGAGAGGCGATTGAAAAGAGTTTTTTGAATCCCATAAGGATCTTCGCGTTGGTCACGTGGCAGGGTTACGCAACCACCATCACCAACTTAGGAATCGATAAGCGCCTGTCCATCACAGTTAAATTCCACCGGCGCCGCCTTACTGAAGACCAGGATTTGTACGTCCGTGAAGGCGACTTTGTTCTTTATGGCCAAGATCATTTTGAGATCATGGAGACCAACTACCCCAAGCAAATCTTTGGTCAAGCGTGGGCTGGCTGGGAACGAGTATTTGAAATTGAGGCAAAATGCGTGAAAGCAAGGGAGGGAACTTTTGATGCCACCTGATTATTCTTACACCGGCATACCAGATGCTAATCGCGTTATTGATGAGGTAATGGTAGAACCCTCCAACCTGGAGACGATTGACCACGCTTTTCATGATTTTGTGAATGACGAGATGGATGTCCGCACCGGAACGAACAAGGGGTGGAAAAAAGTACCTTTGATTTGGGCCTCCCCAGAGCGCGCTTTTTTCACAAAGGCGAAGAAGGAGTTGTACGATCTGGATGGAACGTTGATATACCCCATTATGAGCATTGAGCGCACCTCTATGAGTAAGGATCTCGCCAAGAAGGGCACATTTTATGGGGCGCCCCCTTTCATGTTGGGCCCGAAGCACGGTGGGCGCATCATGATGGGAAGAAGAATTGTCCGCGACAAAACTAATAATTTTGCCGTCGCAGATAACATCAAGAAGTTCGGCAACGTTAGCCGGACACCGGGCCGCCAGGCCTACTACCCCAAGACAAACAAAAAAGACAGAAAAGTGGTGACAGAGACCTTATATATACCGCAACCCACGTACATAACTATCAATTACACTGTCACGTTTAATTCAAATTACCAACAGCAAATGAATCAGATGGTGCAGCCGTTCACAACCTTGGGTGGCCACATTAACTCTTTTTTGATCACACGCGCTGGGCACTCCTACGAAGCGTTTATGAAGACAGACTTAACGCAAAAAAACAATATCAACTCCTACAAGGAGGAAGAAAGAAATTATCAAACTCAGATTGTGTTTGAAGTGTTAGGTTACGTGATAGGGGAAGGGGAGAACCAGAGGCGCAAGAAGATCGTTCGTCGCGAAAATGCAGTTGAAGTTAAGATACCGCGAGAACGTGTAATATACGGCGATACGCAAGAATTCGACCCCAGCAGCGATTTTTATAGAGATTGAGGGATTAAAAAGGTTTTTGCTTCATTCTATTACTATTTATTAGAGAATTAAGATGTCCGTTTGAAGGAGAATTAGATCATGTCTTATAGAAAGTTTAAGTTTATGTCGCCCGGTATTTTTATTACCGAAATCGACAATTCACAATTGCCAGCCCAGCCTACCGCGATGGGGCCGGCCATCATTGGCATGACAGCCCAAGGGCCCGCGCTCAAGCCCGTTCAAGTCAACTCGTTTGCAGAATATCTTGATCTCTTCGGCGCTCCACACGCTGGTGTGGCCGGCGGCGATATTTGGCGCAATGGAAATTTCACCTCTCCTACCTACGCATCTTACGCAGCGCAAGCCTGGCTACGAAATAATTCTCCAGTCACTATGGTTAGGTTGCTTGGCCAAGCTGATAAAAACGCTGATGAAAGCGGCTATGCTGGTTGGAAAACTGATAACATTGAAGCAACAGCAATCAATGGAACAAACGGCGGCGCCTTCGGCCTCTTTGTTTGCGAGGGCGCCAACGTCGTCACTGCGTCCGCGGGAACCATTGATGCATGGAGTACAAGCCCTGCCGAAGGTACCCTGGCGGCGATCTGGTATCTTAACAGCGGCTCGATTGCCCTTTCCGGCACTGGCACAAGTACCGGAACCCGAGCCAGCGCATCGATGACAGCTGAAGCCACAGCGTCAGCCACAGGCCCGAATCCCGACGCCCCATCCGCAAGCCCGGTGACAATCGATTTAACTGGCTCGTCGGCCGATTATTTATTTACCGCAACCGGTTCATGGACCACAGACGGCGGGGCATGGGCCGCCAATTATTTCTTAACAGGCACCTCCGAAGCAGCCATGGCAACCAACATTGCTACAATAATTAATAATTCTGCCAGTGTTGATTTTTCAGCTTCTGTGAACTCTACGGTGGTGACAATTTATGCCACGTCTTATAGTACCGATGGCAACACCAACACGGCAACATCTAGTTTGGGGGCGGCCGTTACGATAACGGGAAGCTACGAGCCGGGATTACAAACCGGCTTAACTGGAGCTTTTGCCGGCGGTGTGGACAAAGCCGGCTACAGTTCTAGTTTTGCTGAGTTTATAAGCGCAGTTGACTCTGGTCCCACGTTTAAAGCGGTTATCCGCGATGGGGACGGCACGAAGGTGGTAGATACCTCGTTCAACTTTGATAGAAATTCTCCAAAGTTTATTAGAAAGGTTTTCAACACTAATCCGACTTTAACGAACAGTAACATCAAGCCATCAGGCGACACTCTTCTTACCTATTGGCTCGGAGAGAGTTTCGAAGGAAACGTGAGAACTTTTCAGGGCACCGACGCCAACGGCGGCGCCATAGGCGTCAGCGGCTCTAACCCTGACAACTGCTATGGCATCATGCTGCACTTGGCCAACCCGGATGGGACCACTGACGGCGGCGACTTTAGAATGAGTACCACCAAGAGCCCCTCGCAACAGTACGCTAAGACTGGTTGGTTTATCTCACAGGACCTTTCTAGCGACACGGCGTCTTACAGTCCTGCTAGCATGCAGAAGCTGTTCCGCTTTGCCGCCCGAGAGCTAGGCGAGGAGACGCAGCGCAAAGTAAAGATTTCTATTCAAAACATTAAAGCGTCTACCAATCCAAATGTTGATCCGTTTGGTACGTTTACAGTCGCCATTCGCGGCATGAAAGATATAGACAGCACACCAGACATTCTTGAACAATACAACAATTGCAATTTAAACCCCGCTTCCACCAATTACATTGCCAAAAAGATTGGTAATAAGTACGAACAGTGGGATGGGGCGAATCGCCGTTACCGCACGTACGGAGATTATGGCAATATTTCTAATTATATTTATGTTGAAATGGACGAACGAGTGGATCGCGGCAGCACAACTCCCGAATATCTGCCCTTCGGCGCTTTCGGGCCCCCTCGATATTTGGGCTTTGCAGTAAGCGGTACCATTGCTCTCACCTATGCGTATGGATCTCCCCCACCGAGCGGAAGCGGCTCTATCTTCATCCGTTCAGGTAGCCAAAATCCAGTTCGAACACCAGACGTCGGAACATTTAATTCCGCGTCGGACGGGAACATAGTGAAAGGAAAATTCAAATACCCGCAATTAAGGCTCCGGGCGAGTTCGTCCGAAGGGGGTAACTTAACTGATCCTCGCGACGCATATTTTGGGGTGGACACCACCTATCGAACTTCTTTGTTCGAACCTAGCGTCTATGACGTGCTTCGCACGAAAGCCGACGACATCCAAAGCTGGACAGCCGACAATCAGTACACTGAAAACT